CTTCAGGAGTACACACCTATAGCTGCTATTGATACTGTAAACACAGACACACTTGAAGCAGCCGCTAAACGCATTGTGGGTAATGCCAAAGTGCCTAGTATTTTGCCGGTAGCCATAGAATCTAGTGCTTATTCCAATACCAAAGATGAGGATTTAATTTACACTGGAAATGACGAGATAGTGTGGGATCGGGTGAATGCCGAACGACTACGTCGTGGTCTGCCAAGTCTTACTGCAATAGGCTATCCAAGGCCTAATCCCACCGCATAAATATTGCTATGACTACCTTTGTTGGCTTTAACACACAGAATCAATACAAAAAATTCACGCTAGTAGATTTTGAATTGGTCAAACGCGATCTCTTGAATGCGTTTAACATTCGCCAAGGTCAACTGCCTGGTCGTCCAGAGTATGGCACAGTGTTGTGGAATTATCTGTTTGAAAATCAAGTTGATGCTGTTCAACAAGGTATTATTAATGAAGTGCAACGAGTGGCAGGCGGCGATCCTAGAGTATTCATCAGCAACATCAATGTGTACCCACAAGAAAATGGCATGCTGATTGAATTAGAAATTCAAACTGTAGGTGGAGTCAATGCTGAAATACTAAACGTATTCTTCAATCAAGTCAGCCGGTCGGCTAGCTATGTATAACTACGCCGTTTTTTATCCGTATAAATAACAGATAAAGAACACAAGGCCCAGACGCAATGGCAAAAACCACTAGACAAACAGCGATATTTGGTGTAGAAGATTGGAAACAAATCTATCAAACCTATCGCGAAGCAGATTTCCAAAGCTACGACTTTGAAACTCTACGCAAGAGTTTCACCGATTACCTGCGTTTGTACTATCCAGAAACATTCAACGACTACATTGAGTCATCTGAATATATTGCGCTATTAGATGTTATTGCGTTTATGGGCCAGGCACTTGCCTTCCGCACAGACCTTAACACAAGAGAAAATTACTTAGACACAGCAGAACGCAGAGATTCAGTCACACGATTGGCCAATCTTGTTAGCTATACAGCCAAACGTAACACAGCCGCCCAGGGCCTGCTCAAAGCATTCTCAGTGACCACAACAGAAAATGTTGTGGATTACAACGGTGTTAACTTGGCCAATGTCACAGTTAATTGGGCCGATCCTACAAACTTTGATTGGTTGGAACAGTGGAATGCTATTGTTAACTCATCCTTGGTCAGCAGTCAAAAAATTGGACGTCCTGCTAATCGTCAAACTATTTTGGGTGTAGATACCAATGAATATGGCATTAACTTAGTGCCAGGATTCTTGCCAGTAATTCCGTATACTGCCACAGTGGATGGAGTTAACATGCCGTTTGAAGCCACAACGTCGTCCACAGCTGGCAGAGACTACATTTATGAACCAAGTCCAAAACCCAATGCCACATTCAATATATTGTATCGTAATGATAAGTTAGGATACCAAAGTGCTAACAATGGATTTTTCTTCTTTTTCAAACAAGGTACATTGCAAAATCAAGATTTTAACTTGGCTGAACGCATTGCCAATCGCACAGTAAACATCAACATTGATGGTGTGAACAACGAAGATCGTTGGCTATTCCAATTAGATAATGTGGGCAGCATCAGTCGAGAGTGGACATTTACTGAAAACATTTACTCAGCTGCTGCGGAACAAACTGCAACACTAAGACCAATATTTTCTGTGACCAGCAGAACCAATGATCAGATTACCATGGTGTTTGGTGATGGCGTGTTCTCAGAAATACCAGTGGGCATTTTCCGTGCATATGTTCGTGCAAGCAATGGCCTTCAATACATTATCAATCCTGCTGAAATGCAGAACGTGGTGTTGCCTATCAGTTATATTGATCGTAATGGTAACCTACAAACTATTACTTTTACTTGTGGTATCACACAACCAGTAAGCAATGCACAAAGTCGTGAAAGCATTGACGCTATCAAACAACGTGCGCCAGCAAGATACTACACACAGAATCGCATGGTCAACGGTGAAGACTATAACTTGTTTCCGTTTACTCTTTACAATTCTATTATCAAATCAAAAGCAGTAAACCGTGCTAGTATTGGCACTAGTCGGTATCTTGATCTTGTGGACAACACAGGCAAGTATTCGTCTACCAACACATTTTCCAGTGACGGGGCTATGTGGGAATACAATGTTCTTCCTAGTATTTTGTTTAGTTGGATCAATCGCAATGAGATTGCTGACCTCATTGCCAACCAAGTACAGCCTGCTATCATCGATACCACATTCAAACAGTTTTACTATGCAAACTTTCCAAGAATACCTGTAAACACTGGTGTTACTGCTCTAAGCACTTGGAATCAAAGCACAACACTGGCTAACGAAACCACAGGGTATTTTCAAAATGCATTGGGTGAACCAGTTATGGTTGGAACTTCTAGCAGTACTGCATTCAAGTATGTGGTGCAAAAAAGTTTAATTAAATTCATACCTCCAGTTATTAATGGACAACCGTATTACTTTGATGCAAACAATAGATTGAAACAAGGACTGCCAACTAGACCCGAAGACCATTTGGAAATTTGGGCCAGTCCACTTGCCATAGTAGGTGACGGCAGTAATAACGGCATTGGTAATTTAACCAATGGCCAAGGCCCTATTGCACTCAATAACTTTGTGCCTACAGGTGCTGTAGTGGACAGTATTATTCCTGTATTCCTTACAGATTTGACTCCGTCTATTAGAGAACAAATGACACAACAAATTTTGTTGTACAGAAATTTTGGTCTTGGCTATGATAACAATGGTGCCATTACAGGCACTGCCGGGACTTGGTATGTTATTACCAGTACCAATCTAGATGCTGATGCTACTTGGAGTCAAGCGTATGCAGGTAACACATCAGGAAACAATTTAGATGCAAGTTGGATGGTACAGTTTGTGGCGGTGGACAACAAATACACAATCACATTTCGAGGACTTGCTTATTACTTTGGATCAGTACTGCAAACAAGATTCTTTTTTTACGGAAATCAAAAGATTTACGACAGCCGCACAGGCACCACCATTAAAGATTTTATTAACGTGCTGGCAGTAAACACCAAACCAGACAGCTCATCACCGCTGCCTGGAGATATCTATACCACAATCACTGGACAGCCTGTGGAGTCTGATGGCTATGTTGACGACTTTCAGGTGTTGATCAGCTATAGAGATTCTGACTCTGATGGCGTGCCAGACAATCCAGATTTCTTCAATGAAATTGTTGCACCAACAGTTAATCCCAACCTCAAACTAGTGTTCTTGCAACAAACTGTGGACTTTGACAATTTGCAACGATATTTGCTGGTAGAACCTGGAGTGGTCAATTCAGACTATCCTACGTATGATAATATTGAACTGGTAAAGTTTCAATACTCACCTGGGCAAGTTTTCTATGCCTACACCGATGAATTATTTTTTACATTGACTGTTAATACTGCCGGAGTGAGAGTTATCACGCAAGCAGCAGAAGGCGATTGGATTGCTAGAACAGGACGACAAGCATTGTACTTCCAATATCGTCACAACTCACCATTGACCAATAGAATTGATCCTGGCACCACTAATATTATTGACTTGTATGTTGTAACACAGTCATACTACACTGCCTATCAAAATTGGATTAAAGACACCACCGGAACAGTTACAGAACCTGACGTGCCAACCATTGATGAGCTTAGTACAGAATATCAAGGACTTAATGAATACAAGATGATCAGTGACAACATTATTTTGAATTCTGTAGTGTTTAAACCATTGTTTGGACCTAAAGCAGCCACAACATTGCAAGCCACAATCAAAGTTATTCGTGCTCAAAATTCCACAGCCAGCACTAGCGAAATACAAAGTTCTGTGTTGGCAGCTATGAATGAATATTTTAGCATTGACAAATGGGGATTTGGCGATACATTCTATTTTTCAGAACTGGCGGCGTACCTGCACAGATATCTTGGAACCATAATCAGTTCAGTGGTATTGGTACCACTAGACACACAAAAATACTTTGGCGACATGTACGAAGTAAGAGCAGAACCCAGTGAAATATTTGTTAACGGCGCTACCATTGACAATATTGTTGTGATTGATGCATTGACCAGTACTAATTTGCGTACTGCACCTGGTAGCGGAGTAATTTAATGGCACGAGTACGCAGTGTAGATTTTCTTCCTGAGATTTTTCAGACGGACGCCAACAAGCAATTTTTGGCTGCTACTTTGGATCAGTTGATTCAAGAGCCAAAGTTTAAAAAGACTCAAGGTTATATTGGCCGCACAGTTGGCCCAGGTGTAAATCCCAACGACAAGTATGTGATTGAGCCCGACAAAACTCGCGCTGACTATCAACTTGAGCCAGGTGTGATTAGTGTTGATCCTGCAGACAATAACAAAATAATAGATGCTATTACGTATCCAGGCATAACTGATACACTGGTATATCAAGGTAGTCCATCAACACAACCCAGTCGACTGTATACTAGTGATTATTATAGTCTTGATCCGTTTATGGATTTTGACACGTTTGTAAACTTTAGTCAGTATTACTGGGTGCCAGATGGCCCTGATGTAGTTACTGTGCAATCACCGGGTGTGGCGTTGAGCCAAAATTTTGTTGTAGACAGAGCTGATGGAGTTTACACATTTTCAGGATTAACTGGTAACAACCCTACTATAAATTTAGTTCGTGGCGGCAACTACACTTTTCAAGTATCGCAAAACAACAAAGAAACTGTTAATTACAAAGTAACACGCACTAATGTTACCAGCTTTAACATTGACAACGAACCCAATGCACCAATTGTTTTAATTCGTGGTAACACATACACTTTTAACCTGTTTGTGCAAGGCGACTTTCCGTTCTGGATCAAAACTGCACCTACAACAGGCACAGGTGATCAGTATAACTCAGGTGTCACACGTAATGGATCAGTAGTAGGCACAGTGACTTTTACTGTACCCCAAGACGCACCTAATACACTATATTATTCTTGTCAGACTCAAAGTCTCATGAGAGGTACCATCAGTGTGATTGATGCCCAACCTGGTGACGGTCCAGGATTTTGGATTCAGACAGCACCCGGAATCAATGGATTAGATCCTACTACTCCAAACGTAACTTCTAGATCCATCTACGGTGTTACCAACAATGGTATTGATCTTGGCACACTTAATTTTAACGTACCACAAAAAACAGCTCAAGACTTTTTCTACAATCTTGTTAGCATTGGGTCGGTTGATCTTGTTACTGATTTGTTTTTCAATAATATCGACGGAGCCAGACTAGATCAATTTATAGCTACCTATGGTGGCATTGATGGCATCACTGATCTCAACACACGAACATTGGTATTTGCAAACAGTGTGGGTGATCCTTCTACTAATTATTATAGCATATGGCGTATAAGTTATGTTGTTGTGGGTGCCTTTACCTATCTATCATTAGGCAGCATTCAAAATATAGCTAATTTAGAAAAATGGACCATACGATATGGCACTGAATATTCCAGCACACAGTGGTACAAAAACCAAACTGGATATATTGTTGAAATGCCTCAGCTTACAGCCAAGTTGGATACATTGTATTACCAAGATGGCACCGACCCAGAAATTTTTGGCACCATCCGTCTAATTGAACAAGACAATAGCAGTACAATATACATCGAAGATGTGTTAGGAAAAACCAACTACACCAGTCCAAATGGTGTTACATTTACCAATGGATTAAAAGTTCAATTTTTAGGTAATGTATCACCTGCCAGCTACGCCACTGGGTCTGCTGCATTTATTTGCACAAACACCGCAGCAGGTATCAATCTCATTACCACTGAATCCACAGCAGGCATGGCAGTAGGTCAGGAAATTATTTTTAATGGCACAGCATTCGGCGGAGTAAACACTGGTGTTACCTATTACGTTCAAACAGTGTTTAGCAGCAGTCAATTTAAAGTAAGCACAACCAAAGATGGCACAGCAGTGACGTTGACCTCGGCCAATGGTAGTATGGTTGCAACTACCAGTCAAAATCCGCAATACTATGTTAGTGGTGTAGGCACAGCAATTGAACTATTGCCAGTAACAAATTATATCACTCCTGAAGAGTATGCGTCTGCTGACGATGTTGATTATCTCACAATCAACCGAGACAGTCCAGATCTAAATGCATGGAGTCGTAGCAATCGATGGTTCCACATTGATGTGCTCAATGCTACAGGTGCTTACAATGACACGCCTGTGGTAATAGACAATGACCGTAAAGGCAAGCGGCCAATTATACAATTCCGTGGTGGCATCAGATTGTATAACATGGGCACAGATGCCAAGCAACCAGTGAACGTAATTGATTTTACTGAAACTGATGCATTCAGTAACATTGAAGGCAGCACTGGATATTCAGTGAATGATTACACATTTGTCAATGGCAGTCGTGTGATATTTGCTGCTGACGAAGATCAGAATGTACGAAGCAAAATTTACGTGGTAAATTTTATTGTACCAGATACTGTGGCACCATTGATTACACAACCTATTATTAATTTGGTAGAAGCATCAGATGGAGAAATACTTGTTGATCAAACTACCACATGCATTAGTGGTTCGCAAGTTGGCGTTACCTACTGGTATGATGGTGTAAATTGGTTAGAAGCACAACAAAAAACTGCTGTACAACAGGCACCACTGTTTGACATATTTGATGCTGACGGAGTGAGTTTGGCCAACAGAACTACATATCCTAGTTCAACATTTACAGGCACAAAATTGTTTAGTTATGCCACAGGCTCAGGACCTGCTGATCCAGTGCTACAACTAGTGCTCAAATATCTTTCATTGACCAATGTAGGAGACATTGTATTTGATAATAATTTATACTCAGATTCATTTGTGTATGTGATTGACAATGTTAGCACCACAGCACCAATTAGTTCAGGATTTGTTTATGAATATGCATCAAGAACTGTGTTTGAACGATTGATTGGTTGGCAAACAGCAGTAGTGCCTACACTAATGAGACAGCAGTTTAAATTTGTTTATAATTTACAACCATTACAATTGGATGTTGCTGTTCAGTCAAACATTGTGACAACTGTGCCTAGCGTAACAGTGTTTGTGGGATCTATCTTCCAAGATCCAGGCACATACACAGTGGCCACTACTGCCAATACCACAACTATTACATTACATACTGCACACGTTGTGGGAGATGTAATTGAAGTTGAAGTGCTTAGTGACCAAATCAGCCAAGTGGCTTTTTATCAAGTTCCGTTAAATCTCAATAACAATCCATTGAATGCCAACAGCCCAAGTTTTACATTAGGTACATTGCGCACTCACTATGACAGCATTTGTCAAAATTTAACTACATTCTCAGGATCAATTAATGGTGCAAATAACACTAGAGACCTTGGTAATGTTATTCCTTACGGTCAACTGATTTTACAACAAAGTTCTCCATTGACCCTAGCTGGATACTTTATGAGATCTCAGCAGTACAATATTTTTGGTGCAATAGAATACAACAGCAGAGAATATCAAAAGTACAAAAATCAACTGCTAGAAGCAGTGACCAGACAGACCATTCAATACGAAACTACATCACAAGTACTTGATACTGTGATAGCTGAAATCACACTAGGACGAACAGAAAATAATCCATTCTATTGGAGTGACATGCTGCCTGCTACCGCAGTATTCACCACAACAACTTACACTGTGAGCTATATTACCAGGCAGGTGTTTGACACTGTACAAGTTTACAACTACACATCAGCCAACTACCTTGGCATGAATGTGTATGTAAATGACCAAATCTTAACTAGAGATTTAGAATACACAGTTGCCACAGATGGTCCACGAATTGAGATTTTGATTACACTGGCCATTGGTGATACAATTACCATTCAAGAATACAGTGCTACCTATGGCACCTATGTGCCTAATACTCCAAGCAAAATGGGATTGTATCCTGCATGGCGACCAGAAATTTTGACAGTCAAGACCAGCGCAGGTGAACAACTGGTTATACTAGGACATGATGGCAGTCAGACACCTATCTTTGGTGATATACGTGACGAAGTGTTGTTAGAATTTGAAACTAGAATTTATAACAATATCAAGTTAGATAACAATCCTGTGCCACTGGATGTTGTGGATGTGTTGCCAGGACAGTTTAGAGATACTGGTTATAGCTATGCTGAGATCAATACCATATTAGAAACTAGTTTCTTGACTTATGTAGGCTGGAACAAGTTGGATTACACCACGCAAAATTACAATGCTGGTAATCCATTTACCTACAATTATAGTTCTTCAACTAACAAACTTAACAATGAAAATTTGTTGGGTGCCTGGCGTGGTATCTATCGTTATTTTTACGATACCCAACAACCAGAACTAACTCCTTGGGAGATGATTGGGTTTTCAGTTCAACCCGACTGGTGGGAAATAACATACGGCCCGGCACCTTATACATCTGACAACATGAACTTGTGGGATGATTTGGAACTAGGGCTTGTGAGAGATCCGGTTGGCGCATACACACTACCAGCTTATGCAAGACCTGGCTTGCTATCTGTGCTACCAACTGACAGTGCAGGCAATCTGTTAGCGCCATTGGAATCAGTTGTAGGTAGATACAATCCACAAACGTGGCAGAAAAGCTGGGCACCCGGTGATGGCGGTCCGGTAGAAGCTTCGTGGTGGAATTCAAGCGATTACCCATTTGCAGCCATGCGGTTGCTGGCGCTTACTCGTCCAGCAAAATTCTTTGCATTGTTTGCTGACAGAGACTTGTACAAGTATAGCACAGAATTTGATCAGTATCTTTATAATGGTCGTTACAGATTAGACGCCAACGGCGTGCAAGTGTATGGTGACGGTACCAGCAAAGCCAGTTACATCAACTGGATTGTGGATTACAATCGCCTCACAGGTACTGACAGCACTGTGGCATTAGAAACAGATTTGCAAAATTTAGATGTACGTTTGTGTTACAGAATGGCTTCATTCTCAGACAAACAGTACTTGAAAATTTACACTGAAAAATCTAGTCCTAGATCAACCAACGCCTCGTTGCAGATTCCTCCAGAAAGCTATCAACTGTTGGTATACAAAAATCAACCATTTGACAGATTAATTTACAGTTCTGTGGTGATTCAAGTTGTGGATGGTGGCTACGCAGTATTTGGCTACAGCACTGCAAGACCATATTTTAACACATTCACCAGTATTCCAGTTGGACAATTTGAAACATACAGTGTGGCCAGTAAAACTATACAAGTACCTGCCAATTACACAGACACTGTCACTCAAATTCCCTATGGGTTTGTATTCACAACTGAAAGTGCTGTAGCCAATTTCTTGTTGAGTTATGGAAAGTTTTTAGAATCACAAGGCTTTGAATTTACCAATCAGACCAATGGTTACTTGATGACCTGGTCACAAATGGTGTACGAGTTCATATACTGGAGTCAACAAGGCTGGGGCAATGGCAGCTTAATCAATTTGAATCCGTTGGCTATAGGACTGTCTGTGTTCAAGGAACAAGCAGTAGTAGACAACATAACATCACAAACTGCGGAACATGTAATATTAGACCAGAATCGTAAAGATTTCCCCACACGTGATCTCAATATTGTGCGAGTTGACAACAACTTTACTATCCAACCTTTGAACAATCAAAGTTTGAGTTTTATTGACATGCGTTATACCAGCTTCGAAAGTATGATTGTGTTGGATAACGCCAGTTTGTTTGGCGACTTAATTTTTGAACCTATAACAGGCGCTAGACAAAGCAGATTGTATATTGCTGGCACTACTTCTACAGAATGGAACGGCAGTGTTGATGCGCAGGGATTTATATTAAATCAAAACAACATTCCTGCATGGACTGGTTTAAAAACTTATGCCAAAGGTGAAATAGTAACATACAAAGGTGCATACTGGAGTGCTGCCACAATTGTACAACCCAGCACCAAGTTCAATTACAATGACTGGAATCAAAGCGATTACACAGTTATTGAACAAGGATTATTGGCCAATCTTGCAAACAAAGCTGACCAACTCAGCAACAGTTATGACATCAACTCGGCAAATTTAGTCAGTGACAATGATTTGTTAAGTTATGGCTTGATAGGATTTAGACCTAGACAGTATATGGCTGCACTAAATCTTGATGATGTTAGTCAGCTTAACATTTATAGAGAATTCCTTGGAACCAAAGGAACTAAAAATAGTGTTGACTTGTTTGGGCAAGCTAAGTTCAACAAAGAAGTTGCCGAATACAAAATTTTTGAAAACTGGGCAATACAACGTGGGGTATATGGTGCAAACGCCAATCGCAGTTTCTTTGATTTGAGACTGAATCGTGCATTGTTATCAAGCAATCCTAGCTTGGTACAGGTTGTGGTGCCAAACGAAACAAGCACTGCTGATCAACAAATTTTCCTTAGCGATGTATGGAAAAGTAGTTTCCCGTTGACCACTCCTGCACTTTTACCAACCACAACCACATTGCCAACAGATATATCTTTGCCTAGTGCAGGATATGTTAATATTGATGACGTTGATATCACAGTTTTTGATTTAGATGATCCTGCAAATCTCAATGCCAACATCAATTCTATTATAGTTGGAACCAGCATCTGGGTTGCCAAAGTAAACAACTATGACTGGAACATTTATCGTGCAGAAGCTGTGCCAGGAACTATACAACACGTTTGTGACAATCTTAATGGAACCAGCAGAGTTATATTCAGCAAACAACATGGATTGATAACTGGCAATCGATTGATCATAAGATTTTTTGATACAGAAGTCAATGGTGTTTACACCGTATTAAGTGTTCCCAATTTGACCACTGTGAACATTGCATTGGATCTTGCAGGTGATCGCACTGTGGTTGACGGCACAGGCATTGGGTTTACCCTAGAAACCATGCGTGTAGACCAGGCCAGCAACGTGATAGATTTGCCTTACGCACAACAATTTTTACCCGGCGCAAAAGTTTGGGTTGATGATAACGGTGACGGATTATGGGAAGTATTAGAAAAACAAAATCCTTTTACTGACCGAGCAGTGTTAGCGCCAGTGTTGCTTGATGCCACAGAACAATACGGAGCATCTGTAGCACAAGCCACAAATCGAGCAGCATTGTTTGTTGGTAGTCCGCGTTATGGGTTTGGATTGGGTACTGCCAAGGGCGGTATCTATTTGTATGTAAGAAATGCCGGCGACCAGTATGTGCCAATCAGTCCCATTGGCGGACAAGACACTGTTCTTACATTAAGCACAACAGGCCTGCGCGGGTATGGCAATGCTGTAGATGCTGGCAATCAAACATTTGCTGTTGGCGGAGCAAGCGCCAGCTTGGGACCAGCACCTGCAGGATCACCTGTCAACAACGGATACGCTGTAGTATTATGGCGTGACCCCACAGCTGGGGCAGCCAACACCAGTCCTTGGTCTCAACCACAGTTGTTGACATTACCTGGAACAACACCAACCACCACCCCAGGTGCTGGTGAATTTGGTTATAGTGTGGCTATGAGTCTTGACGAACGCTGGTTGTACGTTGGTGCACCTGGACTGAACACAGTGTATGCATACGGACAAGTGCAATGGCAAGATCAAGTTTTACAATACATTGCCAACGGCACTAGCAATACTGCTGACATCAGCGATACTATACAAATAAACAATGCCAATCAAATTGCTGTGCTTAAAAACAATGCAGTATTGACGCTCACAACAGATTACACTGTAGACGCTGGTTTTACCACTGTGACATTTACTGCAATGCCTGCTGCTGGTGATGTTATTACAATTTCAAGAAAATATGTCAAAACATTTAGTCCAAGTGGTACTACATATTCATTGTCACCATGGTTGTTTACAGCCACAGCAAACAACATTTATTCATTCTCAGTCAGTGTAGATAGTGTATTACAACGTCCTAACATTGATTACACCTACTCTGGCACCACACTGACATTTGCCAGTGCCCCAAGTAATGATATTATAGTGACATCGCAGTTTTATTATCAACTGGCTGGCACCATTACACCAACAGTGGCAGTTGCTGCTGGTGCAAGATTTGGTGCAAGCGTTCAGTGTTCTACAGATGGACGTCAAGTTATAATTGGCTGTCCTAACGCCACAGTTAACACATTGACTGAAGCAGGTTCAGTGTATGTGATTGACAGAAATGTACAAAAGTTCATTCGTCAGGACGATAGTTCAAACACGTATACTGTGTTAGGAACTGTGGCAGCACCAATTAGTGTTCTAGTTAATAATGTATTTTTAACCAATCAAACTGACAGTATTGTTGGCGCTGATAACACATTCTCAGTTTCAGGCAATAACATCACCATCAACAAAGATTTGTTTGTAGGCGACGTAATTGAAATTGAAATCAATCAGTTTGTGCAACAGCAATTGATCACAGAGAACACAGTAGCCGAATTCACAAACTACGGCCAAAGTTTGGATTTGTGTCCATACAACTGTAGTTTGTATGTGGGTGCGCCGCAAGATTCTAGTATTGTTTGGAAAGGTGGTGTGGTTGAGCGCAGTGTAAACCAAGCCAGAAGTTATGGTACAATTACTTCTACTATTGCCAATCCTAGTCTGACTGCTGGGCAAACATTACGAGTAAACAATGTTGACATTGCAGTACCAGCTAGTCCAAACAATAATATTGCAGGCCTTGCTGCTGCAATAAATGGTGGAGAAGCAGGCACCAATTCGGGTGCTCCTAATGCTACCGCAGTAGTTTCCTCAACAGGCTACCTGACTATTTTTGTGACCAACACTGCTGCTGCACCAGACGGCAACAAATTACAAGTGGCACCGGGTTCAGTTGGCTCAGTGTTTTCTGCACTTGGATTTGTAACTTTTGAATACACACAAACTATTGCAAGCCCACGACCAGTAGAGTTTGGTCAATTTGGTTACTCAGTGGCTGTAAATGACACTGCACTTAATCTTGTGGTTGGATCACCAAAGGGCACACTATATTCAGTTATGGTGTTTGATTATAATACCACAACAGAAAAACCAGGAACAACGTTTGATGGTAACTCTACCATATTCTTTAGCTCAGTGGTTATGGTCTTGGTCAATGGTTCTTATGTTACTCGTTCATTGGTACAGGCAGGTGCAGTTTATACATATGACTATTTGCCTAGCAATAGCCTCAGCGTAGCCAATCCGGGTAAGTTTATATTTGGACAGCAAGTTGAAACTAATGGAGTAAATTATCTGGATCAATATGGTTATGCAGTAAGTTACAATTCTGGTGTTTTGGTAGCCACAGCGCCCGGCGAAGACTTTGAAGATAGCACATTCAGCGAATACGGTGCTGCTTATATATTTGAAAATCCCACGCAACGTTTAGCTTGGGAGCCAATTGCTATTCAACAACCAGTTGTTGATATAAGACTGTTGACTAGTGTGTACATGTATGACAGAATTTCTTCAGCCAAGAGTCAGTTCTTTGATTTCTTTGATCCACTGCAAGGAAAAGTATTAGGGGCCGCTCAAGAAAATATAGATTTTATCAGTGCAATTGACCCTGCTGCTTACAATGTTGGTCCTGTAAACAATCGCGGTGACACTTGGGCGGCTACACATGTTGGAGAAGTTTGGTGGGACATCAGCACAGTAAGATTTATTAATCCAAATCAGGACAATCCAACTTATGCCAGCCGTCGTTGGGGACAAGTATTCCCCGGCAGCACAGTGGATGTATATCAATGGATTTCTAGCACAGTACCACCTGCAAATTACGCCGGAGTTGGCACACCATACAGCATCATTAGTTATGTAGTAAGCACTCGATTAAATCAGTCTGGAACATTTGTTACTGAATATTATTTCTGGGTGCGTGGCATAACTGAAACTGCATCACGGGCAGGCAAGACACTTAGCGTGGCCACAGTGGCATCTTATATTCAAGAACCAAAAGCCAGTGGCATTAGTTATATTGCACCAATTAACTCTAGTACCATTGCAATCTACAATGCAATTGAATACATTTTGGCAGCAGACACTATTATCAGTGTGGAGTTTGATCAAGTTCTTACAGAGGCTAATGTACACACTGAATACGAATTAATTGCACAAGGGCAAGATGATGCTTTCTTAAGTGATAATTTGTATCGCAAACTACAAGACAGTTTTTGTGGAGTAGACACAACTGGCAATAAAGTTCCAGATCCAAATCTTAACTACGCTCAACAATATGGGGTTCAATTCCGACCACGCCAGAGTATGTTTGTGGATCGATTTTTAGCGTTAAAAAATTATATTCAACGTGCCAATGATGTATTTGCATTGTATCCTATAACAGAAATTAGAAGTTTTGCATTATTAAACAGTGCAGAACCTGAACCTAGTGCAACCAGCGGCGAGTGGAATTTGAGAGTGGCTAATTTAGAAATACTAGGATTCCAAGACATATATGCTGTGCCATTGGGTTACAAATATCTTGTGGTTACCAATAGTTTGAATCGTGGATTATGGACCATTAATGAAGTACAAGCTACAAATGATCCAACAGTGAGAGAATTGGTGTTAAGTCGTGTGCAAAATTATAACACGCCACAATACTGGAGTTACGTTAACTGGTATCAGCCAGGATATAATTCTAGTTCAATTATTGTGGCCGAAGTACCAAACTATGCTACATTGGAAACATTAAGTGTGGCCATTGGATCAAGTGTCAAAGTCACTGCCAATGCACAAGGCAAGTTTGAAATCTATCTGCGTACCGATACAGGATGGGATCGAGTAGGCCTTGAAGATGGCACCATCGAAATTTCTGCTGAAATTTATGATTATGCGCTAGGCAGATTTGGATTTGACGTTGAAGTATTTGATGCACAATATTTTGATCAAGAACCAGTGATTGAAACACGTAAAATTATTCAAGCTATCAATGAAGAATTGTTTGTTGACGAATTGAAAATTGAAAGAAATCAGTCACTTACTCTGATGTTTAACTTTATTTTAAGCGAGTTACTAGCACCAGAATGGTTGATTAAAACCAGTTTGATTGATGTTCAACACAAAGTTAGAGATCTGGTGCCATATCAAAATTACATTCGTGACAATCAAGACTTTGTGAGTGAGTACATTCAAGAAGTCAAACCCTATCATGTACAAGTTCGTGAATTCAATCTAACATATGATGGCATTGATAGTTTCCAAGGCAGTTTGACTGACTTTGATTTGCCAGCATACTATGACACAAATTTGACCATACCACAGTATGTAAGCCCAATTTTGTTACCTTATGAACATGCTACAGCTCAGGCATTTAACACACTCAGTGACACTGCTCCTAATAGCACTCTGTGGCCAGAGTGGCCTTACAGTCAATGGTTTGACAACTATTTGCTACATGTAGATTCAATTACAGTTACCAATCAAGGCACAGGCTATACCATTGCGCCTACAGTGTTGATTGTACCGGCTGAAGGTGACACTGGGTCTGGAGCAGAAGCCACAGCAGTGCTAAACTCATCAGGCAATGTCGTATCTATAACATTGATCAATGGCGGTTCAGGCTACCGCTCAACTCCAACTGTGGCGTTTGATGGTGGCAATGGCACAGGCGTTGCTGCATACCCTCAGATGGACAACGGACTTGTGCGCAGTTTCCGCACAGTTCTCAAATACGACCGTTATCAATATCAAACATCTGTATTAACCTGGAGTTCAGATGGCACATACGAAAATGGCACACTGGTTCGGTATGATGATCGTGTATGGCAAGCTGACAGTGCAGACGGCAGTAGTGCGGTGATTGGCCCAGTCTTTAATCTTGAAGATTGGACACTGGTAGATGCAGCCACACTCAGTGGTGTCAATCGTACCATGGGATTTTATGTTCCGGGCGTAAACGAATTTGGATTAGATTTGCAATTGCTAGTAGATGGCACCAGCTATCCAGGTGTGCAAGTTTGGGGAGACTATTTCTTGGGCAGTGCTCCGGCAAGTCCTACCTTGGTGTGTACTGCTACCAATGCAACTACCAACGAAATCACATGTGTTCAAACAGCAAGATTGTCGCTTGGTGATCCAATCAGATTCTACGGCACGGTGTTTGGTGGCATCGTGGCTGGTACTGTTTATTATGTAAATGCCATTGTTGATGCAACACATTTTACAGTTGCCTTAGCACCAGATGGGTTAACATTTAGCCTGACTTCTGCCACCGGCACCATGATTGCAGACGTGCCAGAACCAATAGATGCTACCTATGCCAGCAGCTTTACTGATATGTTTTTGGGACTACGTCCAACTGATATCAATGTAGATGGTGGCGAATTTATTGGACCATACGAAGGACATGCTCCAGAAGAATTGGTCAACGGATCTGAATACGACACACTAGATTTCCGTGTGTATACTCGTCCAGGTGCAGACTGGACAGGTGACGGACATGGCTTTGCTATAGGCACATTCAATTATGTTTATGACGGCAATGCCTTATACTGGGGCACATTGGTGCAAAATCCGGTAAACATTGAAGTTTCTAATGAAAATACAAATAGTGATCTCACACCAGACGTAGACTATGTTGTGGATTGGGAGGCCCAAACTATAACAGCCGTTCCTGGCGGTGGTATTGCAAATGGTGATGTGATCAGTGTTACTGCTTACGAAATGGGTGGTGGTAATCAGTTGTACCGCGGAAATTACAACGGAACAGAAGTCAATAATTCTGTAGTAATTCCTGTAAATGCCAATGAAATTTATGAACTGGTATTGTTTGTAAATGGTACAAATGTGTCAGGTGCCACCTGGACATCTTATGCTAACAGTGTGCCTTGGACTTACGAAAATTCTTATGCAGCACAAACTGTTGTTGAAGATAATCAATTGTATTATCGAGCGTTGCAATCAGTGCCGCCGGGAATTTTATTAGATGATCCATTGTATTGGATAGAATTTGTTCCAACTGTGCAATCAACAGTTAGGTTTCCATATCCAATGGCCAATGTAAAATATGCAACCACAACATCGTTATTTGGAACTTATGGCTATGTGTACAACAATGGCACAAACGGTGTTGGGGCAACACTAACAAATTACAACGTATTTGATGATTACACTGCGTTAACAATTGACGGCGTTATTCCATTGGTAGGAGATCGCATACTTGTCAAGGATGAAACTGGCATATACACCAATGACACCACGCAAAGTGCAACGTTTAATGGTATCTATACTGTTACTAGAGTTGGTAATAGCACAATTGGTTGGATATTGACCAGAGCAACAGATTTTGTTGATTCTCTAGATATTCCTAGCGCAATCACCCTTGTTACATCAGGATCAACCAATGCTGCCACAAGATGGGTCTGCACATCAAATCCGTCTATCTCTGTTGGAACCACTGAGATTGATTGGACTCGATTTATTGGTACCGAAGCACCATATGGTCCAGGCGATGGAATTTCTATCACTGTCATGGGCGTTGAAGATCCACAATACAGCTGGAGCACAGCAGTAACACAGTATCGTACCGCTACTGAGTCTGATAGATTGACCAACAGTATCAATCTTGACAACAGCATGCAAGGAACCAATGTGGCCAACCTAGTGGTCACTGTTAATGGCAAACGCCTACAACCACCTGAGGGTATTGAATGGACTGGTGACGGAACCAGCAGCAGTTTTGGATTGCCACAGCGCGGTGGTGGCTATCCACAATCTGCTATCAATGCTTACACTGATATTCAAGTTTGGGTAGACAATGTCCTACAAGTACAAAATTATGGTGCTATTGTAGGTAATTATTATGTGACCAATTATGATGGTAGTAATACTCCAGGCCGACAAGTGGTATTTTTTACTCCACCTGCTGATGGCGCACAGATTTTAATATCAGTTAGCACCATTGCACAATACACAGTTGTGATAGGATCGCCCAACAGATTGTTAATAACTCCGTTGCTTAATTTAGGCGATCAAATTGCAATTACCAGTTGGAATGATACATCACAACAAGATCCGTTAACTTTGGTATTTGTAGGCCCGGTGGTTACTGGCCTCACAGTGATTGAGCCATATGACAGCACTGGATACAGTTTTCCAGATGCAGCCAATGACACATCAGGCAGCTTTGACTTCAGCATAGGCGTGGCTATTCCAACTAATGATTTTAATCTAGGTCGTGAAGGAATATTGGCCAACAGATTATGGGTTACATTGGATGGCAATAGATTGTATCCAGGCGTGGATTATGCAGTGCAAGGACAATATTTGATACTGGGCAGTGGTATTATTGGCTCGGCACAAGTGCTGGCAGTAACTGAATTTACTGAGAGTGTTGTGCCAGGTGCTATGGCATTTAGATTGTTCCAGGACATGCGTGGAGTGCAAACTACGTTCCGTATCACTGCCTCAACAACAACTACAGTAGCTCAGGCAGTGTCAGCTGTAGCAGACATTATCTACGTCGCAAATGTCGCAGCCCTTAGTGAGCCCAACTTGACTGATGGTATTTTTGGTGTAGTTACAATCGATGGTGAACGCATACTATATCGCGAAAGAAATTTGTCTACAAATTCAATCACTGGGTTACAACGAGGTACTGCTGGCACAGCCGCTACCAGTCATTCAGTCAATGCAGAAGTGTATGACATGGGTCTTGGTAACAGACAACCTCAAGAGTTTCAAAACTATATTGTAAGCGATACCAGTACGGGTGATGGATCTACCACAATATTTTACGCTCCTACAATTGAATTTGATTTAAGTGACAGTTCTTTTGAAGTCAACAGTATTGAAGTATATGTCGGCGGCAACCGTGCTAGAGTAGGTTACTATGCTGGGCAGTTTGTGATAGGACAAACTTACACTATTGCTAGTGTTGGCAGCACCAACTGGCATGCTATTGGCCTGCCAAGCGATGTTTATCCATTGCCGGGCGTGGTATTTACAGCTACAGGGGCAGGGTCAGGAACAGGTGTTGCTGGCACCAGTTTGGCCAGCAACTACTACCAAGTAACCGATTACAATCCACTAGCAATACAGTTCCTTACAGCCAACGATTTGCCTGCTCCAGGTGCAGGTGTTGAGGTGGTGATATTACAGCGTAGAGGTGTAACTTGGTATGCTCCGGGTAACGGAACACCTAGCAACGGCGAAGCACTACAGATCACTGACACAAATGCTGCAAGGTTTTTACGTGGATTATAACAAGGTAAATAAACGATCATGTCAACTACTATGCCAAAACAGCCAGTAACTGCAAATTCTGAGAAAAAACAACCTCAGCCTAAACGTCCCAACGAGCAAGGATCGTTTTCCGTCGAAGCTCATGTGCGTATTTTTGATCCAAAAACTCGCGAAGTTTATATGGAGGGCAGAGCATGATAGAACCAGGATTGGCCCGTATTGAAGGCTTTATTAAAATACACGATCCCAACACAGGTGAAGTGTTGGTAGATAAGAAAAACGCAATTCACTATGAAAATATATCAATTGCTATGGCACAAGCCCTAAGCAATAGATTGGACGCAAACGGGTCTAGTTTGGGAATTATCTATTCTATGGCATTTGGAAACGGCGGCAGCTCTGTGGACCCTACAGGCGTGATTACATATTTGCCCCCAAACACTGTGGGACAAAACGCCGGATTGTACAATGAAACCTACGCCAAAGTTGTTGACGATAACTCGGCTGCAGATAGCGATCCTGACACAAACTTTATGACTGTGATACACACAGCAGGTACTGTTTATACAGATATTCTTGTGACCTGTTTGTTAGACTACGGCGAACCGCCCACACAACAAGCATTTGACAATTCTACCAATTTTAACGGCGAATATGTGTTTGATGAACTAGGCCTTAAATCTTGGAACGGCAGCTCAACAGATTTGCGACTGATTACTCATGTAATTTTCCACCCAGTGCAAAAGAGCTTGAACCGTCAAATTCAAATTGATTACACCCTACGTATACAGACACTAAGCAACATAAATGCTGTATAAATATAGAAAAATATAGGAACAAGGCGACCAACATGGCATATACAATTAATCTAACAAACGGCACAACGTTTGCTACCATAACAGATGGTACTGTAAACACTGCCAGTTCGATGACGTTGATCGGCAAAAATTATGCTGGGTACGGACAGTTCCTAGACGACAATTTTATTCACTTGTTGGAAAATTCAGCTAACACAACAGCACCTGCTGCTCCGCTTACTGGACAACTATGGTGGGACAGCACCAATACACTATTGAAAGTTTATTCAGGAACAACCTGGAAAGTTATTAGCGGTGCCACATCATCATCTACAGCACCAAGCCCTGCTGTACAAGGAGACTTGTGGTATGATACCACAAATCAGCAGTTAAAAGTTTGTTCAGTAGCTCCTAGCACATTTATTGTGGTTGGTCCAGCATATTCAAGTATCGAAGGACAATCTGGCGCTATACCCCTTACCATTGGCGATGGTACCACAGGTTATGTTGTCACAGGATTGTATGCTGCTGGTGACTTGGTTGGTATTATTAGTAAAGTTGCTGACTTTACACCAGCTGGTAATAGTAGTGCATACGTTGGATTGGGATTTCCTAAAATTTACAAAGGCTTTACAGTCTGGAATATTGGCAACAGCAGCGGCAACATCAGCAACCCAGCCAACATCACGTTAGCAGTTGCTGGAAGTGTTGTTGAAACTGTGGCTAGCACAGGCGTTTTTGTTACTGGATTAGTTAGTGCCACTGGCAATATTACTGCTCCAAACTTTATTGGCAATGTAATTCCACCTGCCGGCGGCTCAGTTAGTACTACTGGGAATATTACAGGTGGCAATCTTTTAACTGGTGGAATAATGTCAGCAACCGGCAATGCTACAGGCGGCAATCTTATTACTGCTGGCCTTGCTACAGTAACTGGAAACGTCCAAGGTGGTAACATAAGAACTGCTGGTCTGGTCAGCGCAACTGGTAATATAACTGGCGGCAATGTGTTATTTGGATCTGGCATTGTGAGTGGCACAGGCAACATCACTGGTGGAAACGTGCTATTTGGTTCTGGAATAGTTTCTGGCACAGGTAATATTACAGGGCAGAGTTTCTGGTGTAGGCAACGTCAGTGCTGGATTTTTCTTGGGCAACGGTAGTCAGCTTACTGGATTGAGTTCAGCTGTTAGTGTTACCAAAATTGAAAACGGTACTTCAGAAGGCAATGTTACATCATCCGGCGGCAATATTGCATTTACAATTGGCGGCATTGGGAATGTCATGGTGCTGGCCACTACCGGAGCAATTGTCACTGGATTGAGCACACCAAGTATCGAACACACTGGCACAAATGCTGTGGGCAATATTGGATCCTCTGCTAGTTATTTCAATCGATTGTTTGCCACAGCCACCACAGCCTTGTATGCTGACGTTGCAGAACGTTTTGCAGCTGATGAAGAACTGGCACCTGGTACCGTAGTTGAACTAGGCGGTACAGCTGAAATCACAAGATCTCAACAAGATTTAAGCGAAAATGTGTTTGGCGTTATAAGTACAAGAGCAGCCTACCTAATGAATGGCGGCGCCGGAGAAGACGACACGCATCCACCAGTTGCAATGACTGGACGTGTTCCGGTGCAAGTAATTGGAGTAGTGCGCAAAGGTGACAGATTGGTATCAGCAGGCTCAGGCATGGCCAGAGCTGCTCAACCAGGTGAAGCCACAGCATTCAACGTAATTGGACGAGCACTGGTTGACAAACTCACCCCTGGTCCAGGTACAATAGAAGCAATTGTGACTATAAAGTAATCGGAACAAACAATGACATATTCAAGCGGTGGATTAATTCAAGCATCAGACTTTAACGGGTTTGTAAGCACTGGATCACCAAACATCAATAACATTTGGAGCACAGGCTCAACCGACAGCGGCTGGGGACAAAGTGCTCTAAGTACAGTGAGTGCTGGCGGCACTGTAACTGCTACAAACTGGGCCAGCTTGGTCAACACACTTGCTACTATGGGCAGCCAAACCGGCACAACTATTACTTCTCGATCTGCTCCTACCGCGGGGCAAACTATTAGTGTGTTGGCGGCTGTGGCCACGGACATTACTAATTGTAATACCAATCGCGCCAATGCTGCGGCTGTTGGCAGCACAAGTACAACCTGGACTGGCGCTTCTGCCAAAACTACTACAACTGGCACTGGCAATGCTGCATGGAGCATTACTTGGACACAAACTGTTACATTTCCATCTGCGGATCAAGCTAGATATTTTTGGAATGCAGGCGGCAGAATTTACATTACTATGAACAAATCATCCACTGGATTAGACAGTGATGCAGACTGGAACACATTTATAGGCAAAGTCGGCACAATCAGTTTTACTGGTATTGCCGCTGCTAAAACTCTAGGCGGCACTTCTTACACAGGAACCAGCAGACAAGGCGGCACAGGCGGAACACTAAACATCTTGTCGTCAAGCATTGGTTGGTATGCACTGACTGCTGGTGCTGCTGCCACAAATTTATTTCAATTGTACGATGACTTGTCAGTTTACACAGGCGACTATGTTTTAATTACTGCTGCAAAAAATGCTGGCTCAACCGCAATAACATTTGTTACAACATGGGTCAGCACAGCCAGAACTGGCGCCGGCCAAAACACTCAAATTTCAGGTGGTACTGATACTACTTCGCCATTCTCAGCGTACGGCACAGCACCCACAGTGCTTTGCCGATTTGTTCCACCAGCAACTACTTATCTATCTAATTCGTGGGGCACACCCACTGTAGCAAGCTCGGTAGCTTAATCAAAAAGGGCCACAAGGCCCTTTACTTTTCCCTGTAAATCCTATATAATCGCAACATGAACACTGACGATTTAATTTCGCACAGCCGTGCTCGATTTGACCATGTGGCTGCAAAGCGCATACTCCGAGAAAAATACGAAGCCCGGATGATATTTGCTCACGACGGTGGCATGTGGCGTGCTGGTCCTGAACTCCTAAACCTCTTGGCTACTGTGCCGCCAGGAGATGCAGTTCTGTTAGACTTGTATGAAACTCCAGTACAAATACGTCCAGAAGAACTGCGCGGCTTGGCCATGCAACGTTGGCAAGAGCAAATGAATGCTTGGCTGTTGGAACACAACGAAGTTAGCACCAAACGATGACTACTGGCGCACTGATCTTTGCATTTGACACCAAACACACACGCTATTTGGACATGGCAGCATGGTGTGCCGAACGAGTCAAAGATTTCTTAAAAATTCCTGTAGCAGTGGTCACAAACAATCCTGCTGCCGGCAACGAAACTGTGTTTGATCAAGTGATATATGCTGATCCGTTGGGCGAAAACTCACGCTGGTTTGGTGACATACAAGATCATGTACCTTGGCATAACAGCAACCGAGTAGATGCTTACAACTTGTCACCTTGGGAGCAAACTCTAGTGTTGGATGCTGACTTTGTGATCAATAGTGAAGATTTAAAAGTGGTGCTTGACAGCCCACAAGATTTCTTGTGCTTTAGATCAGCATACAATCTTGCTAGGCCCGAAGAAGAATTTTTAAACACTTTTGGTACATATAAATTTCCCATGTACTGGGCTACTGTGATGATGTTTCGCAGATCAAACACTTCACAGTACATATTTGATGCCATGCAGATGATTCGTGAGAACTGGAAGCACTACAGAGATCTCTATCACATCTCACAACCCACATACAGAAACGACTATGCACTAAGCATAGCATTGGGTATTGTGAGTGGCCAGACACTAAAAGTAGATGCCATACCCTGGGGCATGCCCAGTGTAGTACCCGAAAACAAACTAACGCTTGATAATGAAACGTTCTGGAATATTGAGTATGAAGATGCACAAGGTAAATGTAAAACAGTCTCAATTGTTGGGCTGGACTTTCATGCCATGGGCAAAAGAGATTTAGGAGCAATAGTTGAAACCCATAGAAGAACAAGGCTATGTGATCATGGCCTTGAACACGCCCCAAGTTGACTACTTGGATTGTGCTAGAACATTGACAAAAACAATCAAACAATGGAATCCTCATGCCAGTGTTTGCTTGATCACGGACAAGACTCATGCCAACGATCCCTTGTACAATTACTATCGTGTGATTGAGAACATCGATCGCGATAACTTGTATGCAAACGACTGGCAAGTGTTTTTTAATTCGCCTTATCGCGAAACTATCAAACTAGAAGCAGACATGATGATTGCCAGTTCGATTGATCACTGGTGGACTATGTTTAGACATAGAGACGTTGTGATATCTACGGGTTGCAGAACATGGCAGGATCAGGTCAGCACAGCCAGGCACTATAGAAAAGTGTTTGATGCTAACAATTTACCAGATGTGTACAATGCTATAACTTACTGGCGATTGAGCCAAACAGCACGTGACTTCTTTGTGTTGATACGTGACATATTTGCTAACTGGACAGAGTTTCGGAAGCTGATTAAATTCTCCGAAGATGTACCCAGTACTGATCTTGTGTACGCAATGGCAGCCGATATAATTGGTAGAGAAAACGTGACCATGCCATTTGCTACATATCCAAAAATTGTACACATGAAACAAGCACATGCTGGAACACGCACTCAAAACTGGACCAATGAGTTAGTATGGGAAATGGATCCCATGCGGATACAAACTCAAACACAATGGGGTGCGTTTCATTATCATGTTAAGGATTGGTATCATGACACCTGAAGAGTTTTGGGATATTTTACACTCTACGCCTGAGCCGTTACCAGTATTTTGGCGATTGTATTACAATGATGCGGGGCTGCCTGTTTGTTACAGTATGGAAGAGTTGCCAGGTAATTACATTGACATTGACGCTGAAACATTTGGTCTGTCACCTGCTAATGTGCGTGTGGTAGATAACAAACTCAAATACATTACCACACGCACATCTGACAAACTTGTGCCCGGCAACACAGGCACACTGTGCCATCCACAGTCAGTTGCGGTTGTAGTCACTCAACACGGAACACCATGGAGCAAACAAACATATGGCCTTGAATCAAATTGACATAGCAGATTTAGACTGCATATACTTGACATACGATGAACCACAACGAGAAGAATTTTGGATCAAGATTAGGAATATGGTGCCTTGGGCTCGAAGGGTGGACGGTGTTCTGGGGAGCGATGCGGCTCACAAAGCGGCAGCCC